GCATCTGCTGCAAGCCTGAGTTGCCAAAGCTGCCGCTGCCCACCATGGCCGCTTCCATCTGGGGCTTTGCGCTCAGGTTGTAGCTGTCCACCACGGATTGCTGCGCACGGCCCACCATCTGGTCAAGGTAGGGATTGGTCTGCCCGCCCTGCAGCATCCCGGTCAGCGAGCTATTGGCCGCGTCCATGATGGGGCTGCCATTCATGGCGCGGTCGCTGGCCATCTGCAATGCCTGTTGCTGCGTGCCGTTCAGGTCGGCAAAGCGCTGGCCACCGTAGCCCTGCCAGTCCTGTGCATAGAGGTCGTTGCTGATGTTCGCCACGTTCTGCAGCAGTGGCTTGATTTCATCGGGGTAGGCAATCGCGCTGCTGGATGTGCTATCGCCGCCACCACCGCCGCCACCGCACACGATGCGCCCGGCTTCCATGCGCGTCACACATTCGCCCAGTGGCTCGCCCATGGCATAGAGACGCCGCTTGCTGTAGTTCATAGGTCAACTTTCAAGGTTTGATAAAGCGGCACCCAATCGTGGTGCCGCTGGTAAAGCCTCACCTGCGCCGGTTTCGCGCTGCAGCGCATTTCTGTGCAGCCGTTGGCCCGCGCCATGTCGGCCAGCAGGTCAAAGCACGCCGCCCAATGCCCGCCCGGGGCGTAGAGTTCGCACACATGCAGCGCCCGCACGTTGGGCAATTGGTCGATGCGCGTCACAGCCCATCCCGCCGTCTGTCTGTCCCGGTCAATGCGGATCAGCGTGCGCTCGCCCCGCGCCAAAAGCAGCTTGAGCTGGTCGCCGGTAATCTCGCCGCCCGATGTGTCGCAGGATTTGCCGAGCTGGCTGGCACCATCCATCCATGCCCGGCCCACAAAGGCGGGCGGCACAATCTGCAGTTGATAGGTCATGTGCCCGTCAGTCCCCGGTCTTGCACCCATGTGCCCGGCTCGCCGCTGGTGATGCACACCCAGCCCTTGACGATGTACTGACTGCCAGCAGTTCCCAGCACGGCAGGCGCACTGTTGCGCAGGTAGTCGCCACGCTGGTAGAGGCCGGTTGTCGGTGCCGACGTTGCTGCGTTGTGATGGCCGGTAATGCGGCCCTCCGACACGGCGTTCACCTGCTTGGCGAACCCCGGTAGCAAATGCGCCAGCGACTTGGACAGCGAGTCCACATCACCGCCAAAACGGTAGTTGTCGGTCTGCAGCCTCATCGGAACCCCGCCTGCTTGAGCCGTGGGGCCATGCCGATCAGCGCGTAATCGCCCGTGCAATCCACGGTGAAGCGGTGCCACCGTCCACGCTGGCGCAGATCAAAGGCCGCATCGTCCCGGATGGCGGTCGAAGCCTGCTGTGATTCAATGCCGCCATCGTCCTTCACAAACCCGGTGGCGGTCGCAGCGGCTGGCGATTTCTTGAGCCGCAGCGTCAGCCTGTCGCACAGCGTATAAAGCGCCTCGTCGCCATAGTCGCCTGTGGTGAAGCTCGAAGCGCCAGGAATGCCTGCAAACGACACCAGCCGGTTGTTCGCGTCAAACCCCGCCATGAGTTCCTGTGATTCCACCCAAAACGGCGAGTCGTAATCAATGGCCGGGCCGGTGTCGAAGTCCGTCACCAGATCAGAGCCTGCATCGTAGGTAGCCGATGGCGTGGCATACCGCACCAGCGCCCGGATGAAGTGATTGGCGCGGCCCCACTTGTTGGTGGATGGGTGGTAAACCAGCCCTGAATCCAGCTCGCCACCACCGGCCACAGACGGGAAGAAGAACCAGGCCAACTGGTTTTGCTTGTCCCAAAACGCCTGGCTTTTCTGCATTTGCTTGGGGTCGCGCACGCCCACAAACCAGTCGCGCAGCACACCCCGCCCGATGGGGCGCACCTGCACCCCGTCAAACGCATAAATGTCGTCGTCCCCGATGAAGTAGTGGGCCTTGCCGGTGTCGCACACGGCATCTTGCCCAACGCACCCCACATCCGAATCCACTTGGGTGAAGTTCCACACCTCGGCAGGCCCGGTGAAGCGGCCCACATAAGTAGAACGGCGCTTGTAAACGATGATGTCATCGCCCAACCGGTTTGCGGCGGTGATTTCCCCACCCGACTCCACCAGGCGGCCCGTGGTGCACAGCGTCGAGACATTGGGCACCCAGTCGCTGGCGTTCAGGTAGGCCGAGCACCACCAGCGGTCGGGGCTGTCCCCATAGGTCGTGTCGGTCGTGTTGAACGCCATCACAAAGCCCTTGAGCACCGCCAGAATCTTCGCCTTGGGTGCGCTTGCTACCGGGGCGAAGTTGCCGCCCGTGGCAATCTGCATCCCGGCAGAGCGGCATGATGCAATGGTACTGTTGGCGAACTGATCCAGCGCCCACCGCTCGTCGTTGCCCAAAGCAAACGGCCCGCCCGTGCCGGAAATATTGCTCCATGTGTTGCCCGTCAGGCTGCACAGGGCTGTGGTCGTGCCCACAATGCCCAGCCGGTTGCCGCTCAGGTCAATCGCCGCCAGCGCGCCGCGCACATCACCTGGGGGTGGGGCCACGCCGATCGGTGTCACGGTCGGGCCGGGGCGCATACCCAGTTCAGACGGGATCAGGTTCGCGCAGTCGGTCAGCAGTCCCGGCGTGGTGGGGTCGCTGTCGGGCGCGAAGCCCAGCACCTTGTTCATACCGCACCGCCCGATTGCACTTCCACCGGCCCACCACCCCATGCGTGGTAGTTGTTGGCCGTCAGCAGGCTTTGCACGGCCATTTCATATTTCTGGTTGTAGCCCTGCGTCGCTTCCACATCGCGCATCCAGACGCTGCCCTGTTCGCAGCATTTCCACAGGTACACGTCGTAATGCTCGCGCAGCAGCCAGTTCGAGTCGGACGGGAAAGCCAACTGCGGCAGCTTTTGCAGGTAGGTCAGGCGGTACGCTGCAGCCGGTTTGCCGGTGACGTGCACCACGTTGCCGATGCGCGTGAAATAAGGCCCGGTGACGCGGTTGCGCCAGTCTGCATGAGGCAATAGGCTGTGCACCGCACCCGCCACGCGCAGTTCCTGCAGCTCCAGCAGGTCGGACAGCAAGGCAATCTCGCCGTCTGGCGTGTAGCCATCCACAACAACCGTCTGAAAGCTCGAACGAATGCGCGGATCGCGGGCAAATTCCGACTCGGCCATGCGCACAAAGTCGGGGATCACCTCGGCCAAGTCGGTGCGGTTGAGCCAGCGGCCAATCGACAGCGACAGCGCGGCAAAGTTGGCCGCCGTGGCAGAGCCTACGGTGTTGGCAACCGGTACGACGACAGGAGAAGTCACAGGCGCCCCTTCCAGATGCGAAAGACGCCGTTCTCCGGATCTTCCAGGAATTGTTTGGTCAGACGCGAATCACGCGCCCAGTCGGCAAAGGTCTTGCCGTGTTTTTGCAGCCATGCCTCAAGGGCAGGAACCGGGATGGATGCCACATGCTTGTCACCCATCCCGGTTGTGTGCGCCCCCACGTTGTGCAGCTCTTTGGCCCGCTCTACCGCGTTGGTAACGTCCGCCACTTTCTGGATGGTCACTTGCCCATCACCGTGGTCGTGCCACACCGTGCGGCTGTTTTCAGTAGCAGAGAGGATTCGAGCGTGCATAAAAAAACCGCCTCAAGGGCGGTTATTCGTGGTGGTGGTTAGGTGGCTCAGGGCTGCAGGTCGCGCAGGGCACCGCTGGCGGCTTCCTGCTTGGACTTGATCGTCCACTCGGTGTTGACCATGAAGTTCTCGGCGTCGCCGGTCTTGGCAAGTGGAGTGGCCTTCATGGAACGCAGGGTCAGCAGCTCGAACTGATTGGGGTCAATCAGGAACACATCGCGGGCACGCTGGTGGCGGCTGTTGATGATCGAGTAGCGGCCAAAGTCACCCACGTACACCTCAACAGTGGCGTAGAGCGTCTTGTCCTCGGTCTTGTCGAACTTGGTGGCGGCACCGGTGAAGGCCGACACCGCAGCGCGCAGGGCGCCGGGCACGAACAGCATGGATGGGTCGCCGCCCTGCTCCCAGCACTTTTGCGCCACATCCTTGAGCATGGCTTCGGTGATGCTGCGCAGCACGCCATCGACTGCGGCGGTGTTGGTGTCGGGATTTGGCGCAGCGCCAGGGGCCGCGCCAAGGCTGTTATTCGTTGCCAGCCAGCCAGCCAGGCCGCGAGCCTGTGGGGCCACACCAGCCGATGGGGCAATGGCCGTGCCGTTGTTGATGGCGGCATACTCAATATCGCGCTTGAGTTCGACCATCTTCTTCGCCTTTTGGTAGGCGATCTCCGACTTGCGGCCCGCTTTGTCCACCACTTCTTGCGTGCCCGTCACGCCGAAAGTCTTTTCGGAGATTTGCGTGCGGTTGCCGGTGCGCTTGGTGGCGGTCAGTGCGGCCACGGAGGCTCGGTTGCCTTGCTCCACCTTGTTGTTGGCAGCAGCGGCCAGGCTGTCAGTCTGCCACTCAGGGAAGGTGCTCGAAGCCTTGCCCTTGCCGATGGCCGAGACAAAGGGCGTCTCTTCGGGCGCGATGTTGTAGATGGCGTCGGCCAGTTC